AACGCAATATCCCAAGTAGCATCACCAGTAATACTTATGATACGACCAGTTCTTAATTTAGTTGCAGTAGAAGCATTACCTTGTAAATCGCCTTGAACTGAAGCAATCAATTTACCGGCTAATGTTAAATTACCATTTCCATCTAAAGTTAATTCAGCACCGTCATTACCATCAATATCAACTTGAAATGTATAACCACCAGTCGAAATTACACCCTCAACTACGGCGTTATTACGCACTTCGTTGATTGCTTCGACTAAATCTGTGGAGGTTGTTTGAAGAGAAGCTGCATCACCAATGGTAGAACCAAGCTGATTAGTCTTAATTCTCCATTGTTCGAATGTATCTTCTAAACTTACGTTTATGACAGACATTTACTTCTCTCTTATTTTTGGACATGTGCTAATATCTGACTTAGCATTTGCTTAATGTCTTGAACTTCCCCTTTAAGCTCTTGAATGTCCTTGGTGTTTTGTTCAGTTTCTTCTCTGGATTTAAGTAATGCCTTGCGGTGTTTTAAGTATGCACTTCTGGCGCTATCATCTGTATTTACAATAGCGCCAGAAGTTAGGTCTCTATAAAGACCTACTTCATTTTCAACTTTAACCGCTTTATGCACAAGCAATCACTCGCAATTCTTTTACACGTGGAACTTGTGCACTATTACCAGATTTGAATACCAATTTAACAACCACACCATCAAATTCTGCAAGATCTGTCAAATCGTATTGAACGTCTACGAACTCATCTGGATTAGATGTTCTCTTAACATTTTTTGTTGGTGTTGTAGCACGAACAAATGAATGCTGAGAGATATCTCCGTTTGTACCAGTTGGAATTAGTTTATACCAAACTTCAACATCTGCATCAGTTACTGCAGGAATATTAGCTGCAAACATAACTTTCAAGAATGTAGAAGGTTGCTCTAAGTTAATTAAACGAGTTAAATACTTAGATGTTGCGGTACCACCAATAGGAACGCTCTCATCGATGAAATTATCTTTTAATGTGATAGTAGTATTAGATGGAGATTCTGTTTGGAATCCATCATAATTAGTTGTAATAGATGAACCATCGGCAGCAACTGCTGTCACTAATACTGGAACTGTTGTGTTATTGTCTGTAGTATCACTAACAGAAATATATTTACCAATAGTAATTGAGCGCGCAGCAGCTCTTGCAGTATTTGGCACAAATATTGTACCAGGTGCACCAGAGTCAAATGTGAAACCAGAAATTGAATCTGCAACAATAATATCATCTAAACCTGCAACGTTTTTGGTTGCATATGTAAAATTATCTACACGATTTTTAATAGTTGCAACAGATAAACGTGAAGTGTCAATGATTGGAGACAACGCAGAATTATCTGAATTCAATCTTGCAATAACTTTTAATGATTTATCACCGTTTAAACCAATTGCATCAACTTCATTAATTGCAGAAGCAACTTGCTGTGATGATGTGAAGTAAACAGTTTCATTAGGAATTACACTAATTGCTTCAGTAGCAAAGTTATATGATGTGTCAGTTGTCAACATTTCATATGATAGAGTTGTATCAGAGAATGTTTGTGACTGTGTAATTAACTGAGCAGCATCCATTGGAACGTTCTCAGAAACAACAACATCAGCACCACCAACAAAACCTGTGGCATCAGCATCAGTACCAGTATCGATAACATATGAATCTGGTTCTGGATTACTAATGATGAATTCACCATTTAAACCAGATGTAGATGTTGTAACAATACCGTTATAATCTCCATCAGCAACGTTAGAAATGATTACTGTTGAACCAGCTGGCATACCATGATTACGGTGTGATACACGTACTAAAGACGAATCGATTGTTGTCTTAAATGGATTTGCATCTAAAATTGCAGGAGGTAGAATATCATTGGTAAATGTTGCAATGCCTTCTGTGTTTGTATTAAACTCAGCACGATATACTGTGAACTTCAAATCTTGTTCTTGGTTAGCAGTCCATGTAGAAGCGTTTTGTGATTTAAACAATACACCTGCGTATGGTTGCTCAGAGATGAAGCGATCTGTGCCAATATTCTTTTCACCGAGTTGTGAAATCCAAACACGATAGTTGTTTGAATCAGATAGAAGAACGATACAGTATTCAGTTTCGTCTTGAACATAAACTGGAGATTCAAATGTGAATGTAGTTGGTACAGTAGCATCATTAGATGTTGCAACTTGGTTTGGATTTAACGTAACTTTAGAGAACGGTAAAATACCTGGACCTGGATAACCATTGACTGATTCACGAAGTTGTAATGTGACTGGAATATTAGCATCTTTTGTAGAGAAGAAGATATCCACTTTAGTTAAGAATGCACCGCCTTTAGAACCAATCATAATTGTTTGGGCAAGAGGATCATACCAACCTGTATCACGTACAATACGTTCAGGAGAGAAAATCTCTTGGGTACGAGATTCAGACGCTGGACGTGTAACAATTTCAGAGTTACGCACAGCATTAACAGAACGTTGTTTAGTTTCTAATGTACCTTGAGCACGATATTGACCACGACCTTGTGTTGTGAAATCATTTCCACCAGTTGAACTATCACTCAATTTGAATTCACGAATACCTGTACGGAAACGCATAGTATCAGAGTTTGGAATTGAGAAAATACCGGCTAAGTTACCGTTAAAGTTAGTAACTAAGTTTGATCCTTTAGTTGCAGTAGCAATAGCTCCAGAACCTTGAATAATATATTCAGCACCAGATAAAGAACCTTTAATTACGTCTCCACCTTGGAATGCGCCTGTTACGTTTAACACATAAACAGCTTCTGCACCAGTATCAGTAGTTTTTTCTTTTAATACTGCAACACCGCGAGCTGGTGATGTTACTTGTGAATTGTATGTTGTACCGCCACGTGTTTTAACATATACAACGTCACCTTTGTTGAATGATACTTCTGGTTTACCACCAACTTGACGACCGATGTCAGCAGCCGCTGCACCAGCATTAGTTTCAGTGTCAAACTCTAAAGAACCATTTTGTGTAATTGGAAGACGTGTAGCAGGAGTTACATATGCTTGAATTAATGCATCATCGAAGAATGGATTTAATTTTGTATTTGGTTTTAAACCACGACATACAAATAATAATTCACGTTCACGAATATATGGAATAACCGCTGTTTGAAGCACTTTGTCATCAACTACTTCATAATCAACTTTAGGCACAACAGAAGTTGTAATACCTGAACGAGATTGACCGATTGTAGTAGCTTGAGTTTGGAATGTTAATACACGAGCACCAGCAGCACCATTACCAAATGATGTTGCATCACCGCCAATAGCACGAAGCTCAGCAGCAGTAAATGTGCGACGATCCATCCAACGACCAGCACCAAGACCAAAGTTCGTAGTATCAAATCCACGTGAAACAACTAAACGATCAATATTACGTGTTTGACCTGTCCAAGTTGTTTGCCATGCATTCCACACTGTACCAAGAACACCTTGTTTTTCAAGTTGTGTTTGTACAGCAGAGAAGTTACCTTCTACGTTTGTAATAATATCTGGACGACGATCTGTTTCAAACCAATCGTCAGATGGTGGATTCAATGACATTTGACCTAAGAATGTAAACACAGCAAATGGGTTAACGTTCTCAGTGCGTGATGCAAATGGTTGAGAAATAAACTTTAAGTTAGTATATGGTAATGTGATGATATCACCAGTTAATTGATATCCATCAGCAGTTCTATCACCAGTAATTTGATTTTCTTCAACAAGATTTACGTTATCCATTGTATAGAATGGACGTAGTTCTTGCGCTGTCATATCAATAGAACAACGGTAATCAGTAGATGCAACGTCGCCTAAATCTTGACCTTTGAAATTATCAACAATGAAACCATTTTTGAAACGTTCTAAACCAACTTCATCTTTAATTGTAAGTGATTTTGTTTCATTTTCTAACAATGAAAGAGCAGTATAGTATTCTAAGTTTTCGATACGCTTATCTAATTTACCGATATCACGCATTGTATAACGTTTAGTATCGATAGTTTCGATAGTAACAGAACCTTCACTTGGGAATGCTGTATATGGAGAAACGTTTAGTTTAGCTAACATCATTCCAAGAGTAGGATCTTTTGGTTCTTGAGGAGCAGTACTTGCTACTCCAGAAACAGTGAAGAATTTACCTTCAATATCAAGCGCAAGCTTATCGCGACGAGCTAGATAATGTGAATAGCTTGCAATTGTTTCAAATCCAAGTTTTGGTAATTCTGCAGGAGATGCGCCTGTGCTGCTATAACCTGTACCAGCGTCATTAATACGTGGACGGAAATCCATCACGTCAGCAAGAGCAATCATTCCACCTGGAGGAGTGAAATATGGAATATTTTCAAATGGAATATCTGAATATGAGTCTACTGTGAAGTAATCTCCAGCAGTACCAGTTGTGTGATCGAAATAATCAAAGATTACACGAATAGCACCTTTTGGAACTGGATATCCAGGTTTACGTGTGATTGTAGCTACATCGTAGTGTGTTTCACGTTGACCGTTATCAAACGTATACCAATCTGTAATATCAGTTGTTTCAGTTGGATTTGAAGACGCTGTGAATCCACTATTCTTCATACGAATAGCAACAATGCGATATCCGTCAGCTTTACCAAGAGATAGTGTTAATGGTTGTACTGCAGCAACAGATGTAAAATCTTTTACAGCATTACTTACAAGTGTTTTCTTCTTTTCTTGTGCGATTGTACCAGCTTTACGAACTGGAGCAAATACAGTATATGAAGAAGACTGTGATAAACCAGTAATTTGTGCATCAGCACCATTGTTTAATAAATTAATCGCAGTTGGATTAACTGGACGACCAGTAGATCTATTAATTACAACAAATTCATTTTTATTAGCTGAAGGATTAAATTCTGTACCAAGCGTTGTTGCACCAGATGCCGCACCAACTGAAATTGTTAGTGTTGTTTGACCTGATGAAGTAGAACCTGTGAATTTTTGTGTAGTTGTGTATGATGTTGCAAATGTAGCATCATTTTCACCACCACGAACTTTACGAATAAATGATTGTGCAAGTGGGAAAATCAATCCAGTGAAACTTGGATCTTGGATTTGTGTCATTACACGTTGGAACGTTTTACCAGTAACAGTACCACTAAATGCAGATGCAATAGCAAGAGAAGTATTATTAGTAATCGCGCTAACTCTTCTTGTTTCTAAAGTACCAGCAGAGTTTTCAACACGAATATAGTCACCTACTTTTAATTCTGTTGTAAACTTAGAACCAACTCCAGTTACTGTAGTTGATGAACCGCTAATAGTGCCGCTTAATGGAGCATAAATTTCAGAAACATCAGCTACGAAATTACTTAATGTTGTACCTGAATCGTAATATAGTTGTTTAACATCACGTTCAAATGTATATCCTTCTTCCATTTGAAGATCGAACAAATATGCTTTATAAACTGCTGATGCTCCAGGAGTACCTGAATCATATTCGAATGCACGAAGACGCGCAGTGCCGATAGCATTACCAGCACCAGAAGCTTGAGAATTTGTAGAAGGCGTTAATTGATCATATAATTGAATTAATGGATATGTTGTGCAATCTGGAACACCATAAACGTTTGAAACATAAATGAAATTACCATATTTGATATCGATAGAGTCACTGTCAATTCGAACATATTCACGAGATTTAGGAACTTCTAAAAATTCAGTAGCAATTTTCTCGATTTCATAACCTTGTACATAACCTTTACCAGGTTCGATAGCAACGGCGAAAGAAGATTCTGAACCACCGTTTTCAGGTGTTTTATATCCTCTATTAAATGCAGGACGTGGAGTATAATTCCAATCCATATTATTATCAGAATAAATTTGATATGGATTTGTTGCAGAGAAAGTTGTATTTGGTTCAATTGAACCAGAAGTAGCAGTTTCCATAGCTGTGAAATAATTATCACCGCTTTTCACAATATCGCCTAATGCATATTGTGTGGCTGGTTGCCATGTTCCACGATCATTGTTACGGTGTTCGCGAATCGCTAATTTGAATGGACGAACTGTGTAATTACCAGATTCATCATATGTACGACGTGCTAGA